CTTTCTTACCTTTGGGTCATATTTTTTTAGCTCGAGTTTTTCGGACTTGGACTTAGGATTTCTATTTTTTACATAAAAAAAGCCTTGATTCCCAACGATTTTTCACTAATAATTTAAATAGTTCTTCTCTTAGCTAGGCATTGTAGCGATTTGAACTAGGTTATTAACCCATTTTTAGTAACCGATTCGAGGGGGTAAGTTCATTAATGCTTTTTTCTCTTATCCCCTCAAACTAAAAAATATATAATCGAATTATGTCGTTGGTCGTTGATATTGGAAATAATAAAAAAATTTATCTACCACAAAATCTCAAGAACCAAGACGAGTTAATAGGTTTATGGTTGCAAGCACAATCAAAAGCTATTACAAAGGTCACAGACGAATTTATTTTAAAAACTTATTCTCAGGAAGAATTTGACGATAGAGTAGATGAGG